TTGATTATGAAAAATTGCCGAAAGGAAACTGGCTTGTTACAGGAGGGTTTCCCTGCCAATCGCACAGCATTATCGGAAAAAGAAAAGGGGAAAACGACAAGCGCAATTTATGGCCTGAATGTGCAAAAGTTATTAGCAAAATACGACCAAAAATCGCATTGTTTGAAAATGTTTACGGATTACTTAATTCCAATGGAGGAAAATTCTTTAATAAGATATTATCTGAAATTTCCGAAAGCGGGTATGATGCGGAATGGCAGGTTATATCAGCTAAAGAAGTCGGCGCAATCCATAAAAGGCAAAGAGTGTGGATTGCTGCCTACCCCGCTGGCGAGAGAATATATGGGACTGCGTTTCAAAGCAAAATCAATTCAAAAGAAAATAATGAAAACTATAAAAAATGGGAACAATTTTACTCCCTTTCTTACGGAAATTATAAAATTGCAAACTGGGAAAAATTTGAAAGCAGATTTTGTAGAGATGATGATGGGCTACCCGGAGAATTGGACAGATTTAGATGCCTCGGCAATGCCATTGTTCCTCAATGTGCAGAAAAAATAATGTCATTGCCTGTATTTAATTTATGGAGAGAATAAAAAATTAAATGAATGTTTTTTATGATGGGGAAAGATTAAATGTTAGATTAAATAAAAAGAATTATAAAAATATATTGCATTTGGCGAAACAATCAGCTTATTTTGAATACGCGCATGAGATTGGCATAATGTCATTGCCGCCTACAAAAAGAACAGCGAGATTATTGTATGATATGGGATTAAGTTTCGATGATACGGCGAAAATATTTATTAATAAAATAGTTCCCAATAAAAATGAAAATGAGATTGATTTTTCTTTATTGAAGCCGCTTGTATTAAGGCAGTACCAAGAGCAGGGAGTTTCATGGATGTTATCAAATAACAAGAATTTTTTATTCGGCGATGATATGGGGTTAGGAAAATCTGTACAAATAGCGGCATACTTATTCTATAAGCAGGTATTTCCGGCACTGATAATTTGCCAGGCATCATTAAAATTGAATTGGGAAAGAGAAATAAATATTTGGACTAAAAAGAAATGCCTTGTATTGGAAGGATTAAATCCGTATCCTATTGATGGTTTATTAAATGAATTTCCGGTTGTCATAATTAATTATGACATACTAGGTAGGAAAGATAAATTGGAAGTTGAATATGAAGAAAAAAGGATTAAAGAAGCAAAAAAATTAAAACTGCCGTATAGAAAAAAAATAATCCATCCTGCAGGCTGGGTAGATATTTTAAAACAAATACAGTTTAAAAATATTATTTGCGATGAATGCCAAAGAATAGCAGAGCCGGAAATGGCTAGAACTATTGCCACGGTAGATATTTTAAAAGCGAATAAAAGAGCGCGATTTATTCCGGTGTCAGGAACACCTTATACGTCGGCTACTGAGCAGTTTTTTACGTGTTTACATCTCATAGATCATGTAACTTTTTCTAATAGGTGGCGGTTTAAAATGACATTCTGCAATCCGGTAAAAACTAGGTATGGCTGGGAGTTTAAAGGTTTAAGCAACGGAGATCAGTTGCATAATCTTGTTAGCAGAATTATGTTGCGCAGGTTAAAAAAAGATCATTTAAAAGAACTGCCAGAAAAAATAAAATCTATAGTGCCGATGGAAGTAAATAAAAACAGGTATAAGGATTATCAAATAACGGAAAATAGAATGTTAAAAGGCAAGATTGTTAATGAGAAACAAACATACCAAGAATTAAAAAGAATAGCATATTATATTAAAATAGACAGTTGTATTCAATGGATTAAAGATTATTTAGAAGTAAATGATAAATTGGTTGTATTTGTGTATCATAGGGAAAGTTTTAAAAAAATAATGGAAGAATTTAAAAATATTTGTGTAGGCATAAACGGAAACATCTCGTCAAATAAAAGACAGGCGATAGTTGATAAATTTCAAAAAGATAAAAAAATAAAACTGTTTATCGGTCAAATAAGGGCCGCCGGAGTTGGCATAACGCTAACAGCCGCTAGTGCGGTTGCGTTTGTAGAATTCGGAGATACGGCAACAGAACATGAACAGGCAGAAGACAGAATTCACAGAATAGGCCAGGACGCTGATAAGATTATCGCGTATTACTTAATAGCGCAAGGGACAGTCGATGAAGATATAATCGAAAATATAAAAATTGGTTATGCCAATCAAAAACAAGTATTAGACGGGGAAATTAATGCGAAATTTATAAATGACAGCCCGGAGGAGTTTGCTAGAGGAGTGCTGATGAAAAGGAGAAGCAAAATAAAAAACCTATAATAATAAGAGAGGGAATAAAGTTGGGATTTATTCGAAAAACAGTTGACAGTCAAATTTGTATTTTTATGTCATGTGATAATTGCAAAACTTTGATTGATTCGATAAGGGTTTATTCGTTAAATATACCGGAACTTACAGAATATATGCGAAATAATAATTGGTTGTCAATAGAGGCGGCAAAAATAAACAATTATAAAGCGCGGGATTATTGTCCGAAATGTGCAGTAGCACTTGGAATAAATAAAGAAATGCAAGGAGTAAGTTAAAATGAACGTAAAAAGAACTGAATTATTAAAGGCATTGAAACAATGCTTGCCGGGAATTGAAAACGGAAATTCTGTATTGGAAGGCGCGGATTTATTTGTTTTTAACAACGGCTATGTGCATTCATATAATGATGTAATATCCGTTTCAGTCCCGGTAAAATCCGAGGGGTTATTGGGAGAAGGAATTGACGGTGCTGTAAAAGCAGAAGAATTTTACAGTATTATAAATAAATTTAACGGCGATTTGATCGAATTTACCGCCGAAAACGACAAGTGGGTTTTAAAATCCGGAAAGGCAAAAGCGGAACTGACTTTAATGGCAGGCGATTTTTCAGAGCGGTTTGAAAACATAACGCCCGAAAAAAAGAAATGGCTTGAGATATCCCCGGAGTTCACGCAGGGGCTTGGCATTTGCAGAATGTCAAATAACAAAAACGCCATTTCCGGTTTGTTTGTCACTTCTAAAGACATTGTTTCATCAGACGGGTTTCAAATAAATTATTTTAAATACAAGGGGGCGGATTTTGAAAACTTTTGGATTTCGGACGCTTCCGCGGGGGAATTGCTGAAAGTCGGCGTGTTGACGCACATTCAATTGAAAGGCACATGGGCGCATTTTAAAACCGCTGATAATACTACATTTTCAATCAAGACGTTACAGGCGGAAAAATGGCCGTATGAAAAAATTTTGGACGTTTTGAATACGCATAAAAAAACAAAAACATCTGTTGCCGCAACATTCCCGAAGAAATTATTTGATGCTATTGACAGAGCTTCCTCTTTTTATTTTGACATATCAGACAGCAAGGCGGTTAGGCTCTCAATATCTTCAAAGCGCATTATGGTTTCCGCAGAAAGGATAGCTGGCAAGTTTGAGGAAAAAGTTGCTTGGAAAGATGAGCCGCCGCAATTTCCCGCATTTGAATTATATGTTGACACAGACATGATTTTGTTTGCGGCAAGGCGTTCAATGTCGTTTTATATACATGAGATTGAAGGCAATGCGCCGAGAATGATCTTTACAATGGAAAATTCGACACATTTAATGGCAACATTGTCTATTGGTGATGTGGAAAAAACGGAAACAGAAAAACCGGAAAAGAAACCTATAAAAGCAGAGACGAAAAAAGAGAATGAGGCAAAAAAGGAAACTGCAAAACGTGAAAATAAAAAATCAAATGTGCCTGCAATGTATGATGATGAAACAGATGAAAATGAACAGGAAAAACCGAAGCCTAAAAATTCTAATTCATCAAAAAAGAATAAAAAAGATGATGAAGAGGAACTGGACACATTCCCTACAGAGGATGAAGATGATGAAGGCGACCCCGATATGGGAGATGAAGAAGTAAATGAAGACGACGATTAGTTGTCTTATGCCCTGCGGTAGATTGCTCTGTCAATCGGAAAGGAATAGAAAGAGTGCCGCAGGGCTTTTATTTTAAATTAAGGAGATAAATAAATGAAATTAATTATTTCATTAGATATAAATGAAGAATTAGGAGAATTGAGCAGTTTATATATTGAGTTAAATAATATTTTTAAAAGCCATGTTTTTCGTTGGGGGATTACAAAAAGATTTTTTGAAGCAGTGCTAAAAACAATTAAAAATGTAAATGAAAATAATAAATATTTTGATAATGGTGCTATTGAAGATGGCTAAAGTAGGATTTTTAGATGATATTGATTTGCAAATAATTCGCGGAGATGAAGGAAAATCTAAAAGTAAAAAAACGAAACAAAAAATATTTACTTGTTCAGATTGCGGATTAAATATGCAATGTCAGACGCCTAAATTCCCGGTATGGGGGAACGGCAATAAAAGAATATTAATTGTATTAGATACTCCATCTACTAAAGAGGATGAATTATCAGAGCCGTTTTCAGGGCCGAGAGGAACATTATTAAAAGAGTTATTAAAGGATAGATTGGGAATATCAGTTAAAAAAGACTGCTGGGTTACTTATGCTGTTAGGTGCTGTTCTAGGAAAAATATTAAATCTCATAATGTTGACGCTTGCAGAAAATATTTGCACGAAGATATAAACGAATTAAAACCGAGTGTTATTATTCCGTTTGGTTATTGGGCTATGATTGGCATTAGCGGTGATATTTTAACAAATAGAAGCAGGGGGAAGGTAACGGAAGACTGGACGGATTTTACAATACCGGATCAAAGATTTCTAACATGGATTGTTCCGACATGGGATATTTACACATTAAATCTTGATACTAATAAGCCCGACAGTATAAGAATTATGCAGTTTATTTCGTATTGGGAAAATGCAATAAAATTATTAGATGTGCCAGTTAGTAAAATAGACTATGAAAAAAGAGTAGAAATATTAACAGATAAAAATGAAATAATAAACAAGTTAGAAAAATTATTAGAAGTCGCAAGGTTTCATAAAAAAAGCATATTGTCGATTGATTTTGAAACTACAGGAAGAAAGCCTTATAGGAAAGGACATGAAATATTGTCGATAGCAATTTCAAGCGGCATTAAGTCATGGGCGTTTAATTTTGATGTGAAAGATGAAAAAATGTTTAGGGCTATGCAGGATTTATTAAAATCAAAATATATTTACTGGCGTGTGCATAATGTGCAATTTGAATGGCTATGGGCAAACGCAGTATTTAAAACTTATCCTGTTAATCTTGATCAAGACACAATATTAGGGCTTCATGTAATGAACAGCGGGAAAAGAAAAGGATTGAAACCTAATGTATACTGTATTTTTGGAGTTGCCGGGTATGATGATGTAACTGAGGAATATATATCCGCTCCGCCTTCCGAAGAGAAACTGCATGGCGCAAACGCTTTTAATTTAATGAAACAAATAAGAAATGAAGATAATTTATTATATAACGGATTAGACGCATTATTTACATATTTAATTGCGGAATATATAAATGATAATTTAAGAAAAGAAAATTGGATTGGCTATAATTTTTTAATGGAAAGCGCGGTTAATTTATGCAAGGCTCAGGAAAACGGAATAAGGGTTAATACGGGCGGCGTTGCTAATTCAAGAGAAAAATTAACGAAAGAAATAGACAGACTTGAAACTCAGATACAAAAAATGGCAGAAAAAGCAGGGTGGCCGAAGGGAGAGCAGTTTAGGCCGTCCGCTTCTATGGATATTTCAAAATTGTTATTTGACATTATGGGTTATGAGAGTTTAAAAAGCACGCCTTCAGGGGAACGATCTACAGACAAAGAGGCGTTAGATAAAATAAAAGACCCTGTTGTAAAACTAATTTCTGAATGGAAAAAATTGCAAAGATTAAGGGATACATATTTAAACGGGATTGTTATTGAAGTTGTCGATGGGCTTATGAGGCCGTTTTTTAATTTGTATACTGTCGTCACTTATAGATCGTCGTCAAGCGATTTTAATTTTCAGAATATTCCTAAAAGAGATAAATTCAGCAATAAAGTAATAAGGGAATTATTATATCCTCATTACGGGCAGAAATTAAATGAGTATGATTACAAGGGAATTGAAGTCGCTGTTGCCGCCTGTTATTGCAAAGATAAAAACTTGATTAAATATGTTACGGACTCATCAACAGATATGCACAGGGATACGGGAATTGAATTATTTATGTATGAAGATAACCCGCAGGATTTTTTAAAAGCGGACAGGCAGACTACTAAGGGCGGGTTTGTATTTGCGCAATTTTACGGCGATTATTATTTGAATTGCGCATTGCATTTATGGGAGGAATGCACAAACGAAGCTAAAACAAATTTAAAGAAAAACGGCATAAGGAATTTAGATGACTTTATTGATCACGTAAGGGAAGTAGAATATAGATTTTGGAATAAAAGATTTCCTGAATACGCGCAGTGGAAAAGAGACACCTATAAATTTTATTTAAAGCATGGGTATTTGGACAGTTTAACAGGTTTTCGTTATTATGGGCCGATGACAAAAAATGAAGCATTAAATAGGTGCATACAAGGTTCGGCGCATCATGTTCTGTTGCGGACGTTTAATAAAATAATGAACGTAATTGAAGAAAAAAAATTAAAATCAAAAATGATTGGGCAGATACATGACAGCATGATACCCAGCGTTGATCCGAATGAGGAAAATTATATTGATAAGATGATATGGTATCACGGCACACAGGAAATATATGATGATTTTAAATGGATTATTGTTCCGATAGAAATAGAAAAATCCAGCGGCGAAATTGACAGGCCGTGGGCAGAAATGAAAGAAATTGGTTTATTGGGAATGAACGGAAAAATAGCGAAAAAATAAATCTATAATAAATGGTAGAGGATAAAAATGATTTTTGAAAAAATCGGAATTACAAGAAAGTTTTTTTTTGACATTGCGTTTTTAGAAAAAGCAAGATGTTCAAATGATGATACACGCACTCAGTTAAACGGAATAAATGTTGAGCATGAAAAAGGCAAAGTTTTCATGGTTGCAACAGACGGAAGATTTATGAATATTATTGAGTATGAAAAAAAGGACGCGCCGGACATTGAAGATGGATTTTATATAGTAAAGAAATGCGCGAAAGACATGATAATTCTTGAAAAAAGCGAAAACGAATCTACATTTCCGAGATGGCGTATGGTTATTCCCGAACAAAATATTTTAGTGGCTGAAAATATCGGTGACAGCGGAAAAACTAAAACAAGTGATTATTCTTTTTACGAACTTATTTATATGCTTAATAATTTAGGGAGTTATGTTTGTCATGAGTATATTAAACCAATAGGCATATTAGGTGTAACATGGGATATATATTTGAATCCGCATAAAATCAATTCGGCGGTTATGTTAAAAAATCATACAAAAAATATTTTTAGCAACGGCAAATATACAACGGTTATTATGCCGTTACACAATACGTTTCATGCGGTTATTTTAAACGCACTAACATTGTTAGATGAAACACTGCATTCAGTCAATACGGATAAGGAGAATGTTTTATTTGCGGGTACAATTTACAGAAAGAAAAAACTGCTTTTTGAAATGTAAGGAGAAAAGAATGATTATTGAAATCGGTGCGTTTAAAATAGATTTGCGTCATGTTGCTATGTGGGAATGGGGAATCGAGTTTGATTTTTACAATAAAGAAAGAAGACAGCCTTATATTCAGTTTTATTTTCCGGGGGGCGCGAAAGCACAGAGGTTTCTTGAATTGTCAGATGAACAAATAACATATTTGAAAGACCAGTTAGAAAAATGGGAAAATGCGGTTAACGCCGCTGTAGAGCTTAAAAAATATAAATAGCATAGGGGGGAATGGAATAAATGTCAACAGAAAATAAAATGGAACTGTATAGAAAATATAGGCCGTCAACATTTGCGGAGATAGTCGGCAATGAAATGGCGATTAAAACAATCAGGCAGGAATTGAAACATGGGAGCCATGTTTTTTTAATGACAGGGGCGGCAGGAACGGGAAAAACAACTATTGCAAGAATTATGGCAAGTTATTTGAAAGCCGGGCCAATGTCAATATATGAAATTAATTCTGCGGAAAACAGAGGCATTGACAGTGCAAGAGAGATAATGGAAAAAATGAGATATAATCCCTCCGATGGCGAAAGCATGGTGTGGATTTTAGACGAATTTCATCAACAGACGAAGCCCGCGCAGGAAGCGTTTTTAAAGCCGTTAGAGGAAACGCCTAGTCATGTTTATTTTTTTATCTGCACTACAAATCCCGAGAAACTTATAGCTCCGTTAAAAAGCAGATGTTCATTGATTGTGATGAAACCGTTACTGCCGGAAGAGATGGAACAATTAATCACTAGAACAGCGGAAGCAGAAAAAATAGAAATATCTGAAAATGTTATTGGCAGAATCATTGAAATTGCAAACGGAGGGAGCAGGAAAGCATTAAAACTTTTAGGGAAAATTTTATATCTTGACAATGACAAAGAAAGATTAAGGGCGTTACGCGATGTGTCAAACGAAGATGAAGCGAAAGAAACAATTGATTTTTGCAGGGCGTTATATTCCGGTAAAAATTGGAGTACGGTTTCAGAATTGCTTCAAAAAATGGATTTAACAGAGCCTGAGAGCATAAGATACGCAGTTTTAGGATATGGAAATTCTATTTTGATGAAGGGAATGAATAGTAAGGCATTAAAGGTCATGGAAGCATTTTCGATGGACACATATACTACAGGGAAATTCGGTTTGACAATAATGGCAGCGGACGCTGTTTTAGGAAATTAAAATGGATAAAGACGAAAAATCGGAAATTATAAAAATGTTAGTTGATTTACGGGAAAAACATGAGAAGTTTTCCGGGGAGTTTGAAAGATTACTGGAGAAATTATTAATTAAAGTTGAGAAATTGAAAGAATGAAAAAATACGGAGAATGGACTGAAAAGAGATGGATGGAACATCTTAATTTTTTGATTTGTTCCGGTAGATTTACAAGCGGTTCTATTGCGTCAGATTTAGCAGAAAAAAAGCGTTATTTAGAATTATGCGGCGATTATGATAATTTACCGTCAAATATTAAAATTAATATAGCATTTTATTCTTCATTTGCTAATTATATACATGAGTATCCGGGAGTTGATGAACAGCCAAAAAGCGTAAAAAGAAAAATAGAAATATTTACCGGAGTTAGTAAAGATAAAAATAAAATACCATTATTTTAGGCAGGTGTGTTTTGTAATAATTAAGTCTTTCAAATATTTTTTATAGGCAGAAACAAAGTCTATAATAATAAGTGAGGGAGCAAAGGAGAAAAGAAAATGAAGAAATCAGAGTTAAATTTTGAAAATGATTTGAGCATTGACAAATACAAACTTGACGAGGAATGCGTTACACATTCCGCTTTATATTACCGCTATTCTGAATTGGCGGCGAATGCGAAAAATGAGGTTGGAATATTGTCTGATAATCTTAAATTAAAAATGGGTGAGGCCAATATTGAAATCAGAAACGGCTTTATTAAAAAAGAGGCAAAGTTCACGGAAGCGGTTATTAATGCGGAAGTTGAAAAAGACGAATTTGTTATTGAAGCGAGAGAGGAACTGCGGCAAGCGGAATTAAATCTTGCAAGGCTACAGGCAGGGGTTTCCGCTTTTGAACATAGAAAGTCGCAATTAGACAATCTTGTAAAACTCTATTGCGCTGGCTATTTTTCAACTCCGACAAGTTCCGGCAAACAAAAAGAAACAATCAATGAACAGGCAAGCAGGGACGCGAGGGGAAAATTGAATTCAAGGAAAAAGCCTACTGTTAACGATGATGAGGACGATGAATGAAAAAGTTATTAAGATTATTATTTAAAAGAAATAAAGTTACCATTTTCGAAGATCAAAATTTTCAAAGGGAATGGTATGAAAAAGCAAAATTAATGACACTTAAAGAATTGCCATTATTCCTTAAAGAATTAACACAAAATTATATACACGATTACGGAACTATTTGCCATGCTATCGTTGCAGGTGCGGTAGCAACTGCTCATGCAATAAATCACAGCGAGCAAGGCGGGATAACAGGGCAACAGGCAAGTTTTATTATGTGGGGATTTATGCGGAATTGGATGGGAGAAAAAGGGCCGCAAAAATTATTAACTTTTAATGAAATGCTCTATCCGCATTATAATAAAAAGTTTCAAAAAACCATTACTACAGAAACATGGAAATATTTACAGGAACAAGCCAGAGAAAAATTATCGGAAGGCAGAGCTTGTAGAGAAGTAATTGAGCATTGGGAAAGCATTGTTGCAGGAAATGTTCCTTTCGGGTATACGATTTGTGATAAGCAGTGAATAAAACTAATTGATGTTATGTGCAATTAGTTATTTTTTTATTAGGAGTAAACAAAATGGCAGTAAAAACAAGGGCAAGGAAAAAAAGTTCATCTTTGGCAAAACGCGCAAAAATATCACACGCAACCAAAGATCAAGGAGGGGGCGGAAGCCGCGTGATTAACTGGAAAGACATTGACAGCGAAGTGCAGTTTTTTCAGCCTGCTGTAGGTAAAAACGCGATCAATATAATTCCGTTTGAAATTAAAAGCAAAAACCATCCTCTTGTAAAGCAGGGGCAGATGGAAATCGGCGAACTGGATTATTGTCTTGATATTTGGACGCACCGCAATGTCGGGCCGAGCGAGAGTTCCGTTATTTGTCTAAAAAAGACATACGGAAAAGCCTGCCCGATTTGCGAAGAAGCGGAAAAAATGAAAAAAGCGGGAAAAGAGAAAGAAGCGGTGGCTTTGATTGCAAAACGAAGGGTTTTTTACAATGTAGAAGACACAAGAAAAAAACCCGGAGAATTGCAAGTGTTTGAGGTTTCACATTATCTATTTGAAAAAGAACTGATTGATGAAGCTAGAAATGATGAAGAAGGGGAAGACACTTTTATTGACTTTGCCGATCCTGAAAATGGTTCCGTTGTTCGTTTTCGCTGTTCAAAAGAGGTTAAAGGCGGATTTGAATTCAATGAATTTAAATCTTTTTCTTTCGCGGACAGGGAAGACCCGATTGACGATGAATTGCTTGCGTCCGCAATTTCATTTGATGAATATTTGAATGTGCAAAATTATGAGCAGATACAGGCAATCCTTTTCGGCGCGGACGAAGATGATGAAGACGATGAAGAAGAAGATGAAAAACCTGCGAGAAAAAAAGCACTGTCAAAAAAACCTGTCAAAAAAATTGACGATGAAGACGAAGACGAAGACGATGAAGAAGACGAAAAGCCTGTTAAAAAAACACCGTCGGCAAAAGAAACAAAAAGAAAACTTGTTGATGATGAAGACGATGAAGAAGAAGATGAAAAACCTGCAAGAAAGTCATCTGCAAAAAAAGATGAAACACAGCCGAGTAAGATGAGGTGTCCTCACGGCCATGTGTTCGGCAAAGATGCGGAAGATTATAAAGACTGTGAAGACTGCGATGCTTGGGTAAAGTGCGTCGGACAAAAAGAGTGATTTATGGTTTCAGAGGGCTGTTAAAAAACCGCCCTTTGAAACTGTAATTATAAAAGGAACAATAGAAATGAAAAAACAGCAGGATTTTTTATATTTTAATACCGGGAACACTTTATTAGATTTAGTTGTCGGCGGCGCACAAAATGTATACGGGTATCCCGCTGGCAAATTTATAAATATTGTAGGCGACAAGAGCGCGGGCAAAACATTTTTAGCGAATGAAATGATTGCGTTTGCGTATCATAATTTCGATAAAAAGAAATTTAAATGGGTTTATGACGACTGCGAAGCGGGCTATTCTTTCGACACAGTATCAATGTATGGATTTGAGATTATTCCTAAAGATGAAAACGGCAAGCCGTTGCGGAATATGTCAACTACTGTTGAAGAGGCGTTTGTCAATATAAGCAATTTTGCGGAAAGTTTAAAACAGGATCAATTCGGCGTTTATGTTTTAGACAGCCTTGACGGATTGACAAGCGATGAACAAGATGAACAGGCAGAGGATAGAATAAAAGCTGTTAATGCTGGCAAAAATTATGACAAGGGTAGTTACGGAATGGGCAAGCCTAAATATTTATCAAGAGAATTTTTTCCGCAGTTATGTTCAAAAATACAGAATAAAAATATACTTGTCGTTATTATTTCTCAAGTAAGGGAAAATATACAGCCGTTTTCTTTTGAAAAATATACGCGCTCGGGCGGCAAGGCTATGGATTTTTACGCGCATACTGTTTTATGGCTGGCAACACTGAAAAAAATAAATAAAAAAGGAAAGCCCGTCGGCGTTATAATAAAAGCAAAAACTACAAAGTCCAAAACATCAAGGCCGTTCAGGGATTGCCAATTCTCTATTATTTTTGATTATGGCATAGATAACATCGGCAGTAACATTGATTATTTATTTGATTTGCGGACAGACAAGGGAGAATTAATTACAGCGGCGGCAAAAAGCATTGTATGGGGACGGGGACGCGGTAATATAGAAAAACAAACATTGATAAAAATTAAAAGATTTTTGAAAAACACAAATTATATTCCCGAAGGAAAAAAGAGAGAAGTTAATGCGTTTGAACAGTTATTAAACAGCGTTAATAAAATAGATATGGAAAATGCGCTGTCATTCATTGAAAATACAACCGAATTAAAAAAATCATATAATATGACTTTTGATAGAAGCGGAATAACAATGTCAAGAGAATCATTGATTGAACATATAGAGATAAATGGGCTAGAGAATGAACTTATTGAGAAAGTAATTGAAAAATGGGAAAGCATTGAAAATGATATTTTATCTAAAAGAAAAAAGAGATACGCGACACAGCCGAGAGGAAATGAATAATGGATATTGAAAACAGCGTACAGAGCATTATTGATATTACAGAAAGAGAGAAAAATCCTAATAATAGCAATTGGACTAAAGATATATTGTTTTTTGCAAATGACGCTTTAAAACAGTATAAGAAAAATCTGAATATGATTATATCATTAAAAGAAAAAATAGATAAATTATCAGATGAAATTAAAAATAAAGACGGAGTATTATAATGGCTAAAATTGAATACCAGTCTTTTCGTTTTAGAGAATACACATTGAAATTAATTGATCAAATAAATGATATTATTGAAGAATATAAAAAGCAAGGATATTCATTGACATTAAGGCAGGTTTACTATCAGCTAGTTGCAAGAGGATTAATTCCCAATAATGCCAGGCAATATAAAATTATCGGAAACGCTGTCAATGAAGGCAGATTGGCCGGATTAATTGACTGGTATGCCATAGAAGACAGGACTAGGCATATTAGGCGAAACTCCCATTGGGACAGCCCCGCCGCTATTATTGATTCCGCAAGAGCGGGTTATTATAAAGACCATTGGGAAGATATGGACGCTTATGTGGAGGTATGGGTAGAAAAAGACGCGCTGATCGGCATTGTTCAAAAAGTTTGCAATAAATTAGATGTTCCAAATTTTTCATGCCGTGGGTATACAAGCCAGTCCGAAATGTGGAGGGCGGCGCAAAGATTTATTCAAAAAGAAGAAGAGGTGAAATATAACATTTTAATTCATCTCGGAGATCATGACCCGTCGGGGATTGATATGACAAGGGATATTGAGGAAAGATTGAAGTTTTTTAATGCCCATGTGCAGGTCGAGAGAATTGCTTTAAACAGAGATCAAATTGACGCATACAAGCCGCCGCCTAATCCGGCGAAGCTAACGGATACCAGATGTCAAAGTTATATAAAAAAATACGGCAAAGTTTCATGGGAGCTGGATGCGCTTCCGCCGAATATTTTAGAAGAATTAATCGAAAATAAAATTGAGGAATATATGGACGACAGTATATGGCGCAATGTAGAAGATGAAATTTATAAAGAGAAAATGCAATTAAAAAAATTATGCGATAATTGGGGCAAAGTTTGTTCTTATGCGTTTATGAAGGACGTTGTATAAATGGCAAGACAAATTAATTTAACTGAAAATGAAATAGACACAATTGTTTTTGTGCTTTCAGATTATCCTACACTGTCTAATGTGGCGAAAAAATATAAAAAGATTATTGATAAACTAACTAAACCGCATAAAAGAATAAAAATATCATCGGCGAAGGCCAAAGGAAGAAACTTGCAGAAATGGGCGGTTGAGAAAATAGCTAAATTGTTAAATGAGGAATTAAGCAATGACAAGGATATGAATAATATTAGAAGCCGTGAAATGGGACAGGCGGGAGTTGATGTGTGGCTTCATAAGAGCATAAGAAATAAATTTCCTATTGCTGTTGAATGCAAGGCGCAGGAAAACATATCGCTTAATGCTTTTATAGAACAGGCGAAAAGCAATACATCTAACGAGTTACCATTTTGGCTTTTAATAATCAAAAACAAGGCAATAAAAAATCCTGTCGCTGTTATGGATTGGAAATTATTTGAGTGGCTGTATCAATGGATAAACTGAAAAGTATTTTATATGCTATTTTTGCTGTTTTGTATGCTCCCGCATTATTGTTTTTAGGGTGTTTGTTTTCAGATGTTTTAAATTGGCTTATCAAAGCAATCTGTCGTTGACAGATGTTTTTAGATTTATACGGAGGTCATTATATGACTAAAAGAAAGAATGAATACGGAATTAAATGCCTGTTTATGTTTCCGGCATTTAAAATCACTGATCCTGCAACAATGGCTGTATTGCAGTTAAAAACAGCGGTTGAATTCTTCCCAGATGAATTCTTGCCGGATTTTTTGGACGCGCAAAACTCTATCAGACAGAAATTTGAAAATCAAAAAATGGCAGTGGAAGCCGCCGCAGACGCGCTTATTGATTTTTTCAATGAGTATGAGCCGAAGGGAGTGAAAGTTAAAGTTGATGTAATCAATAATAACGCTTTCTTTCCTGTTGCCGTAACTGCGGAAAGCGGGTCTGCATCGTCTGTTGAAGCAGATGAAAAAAGAGAAAACAAAAAAAAATCTGAAAAGCCTACTGGCAAGAAAACAGGTCAAGACACAGAAACAGACGATGAATAACTGCCTTTGATTTTATGCCCTGTCAGAAATTGGCAGGGTGTTTTTTTTTTGTAACAATTAAGTTTTTCAAATTATTAATTTTACCGCGTTTTACAATTCCTATAATAATAAATAAGGAAGTAAAAATGACAGCAAAACAGGCCATTAAAGCCCGTTGCCATGATTGTTTGGCAGGATTGCGTCAATGTTTTTTCGAAAACTGTATTTTTAAAGGACTTGCAAAATCAAAACAAGGCGCAGACAGAACAAAAGCTATTCGCAAATATTGCCAATGGTGCATGAATAATAATCCGGTAAATCAATGCAATTCCCCGGACTGCCCTATTTACCAGTACAGGGCGGCTCATTCGGGCGTTCTAAGGGTCAGTTTTAACGGCAAATTCGCCTGAAAAACCCCCTATTAATGTACACGGGAGCGATTCCAAATCAAAAAGGGTAAAAGTATACCGCCCGGCAAAGGAAACTCCTAGAAACATCGTTATTTGAGGTTTTCAGGGGCTTTTAAAAATACTAGGTTTTTGATCGTTTTAGGGGTATTTTGTAATAACTAAGTCTTTCAAATATTGACAAAATAAAATAAATTGTTATAAAATTATTACTTGTCGGGAGATACGGTAAATGGCAAAATGCAAGCATTGCGGCAAGGGCGGAATATTTTTTAAAGTCAATGAAAATGGTAAATGCAAAGAATGCGAACGAATAGAAAAACTCGAACAAGAAGAAATACAGCTTAAAAAAGAAATTGAAACTTTCTTATCAGAACGTCAAAAAACAGAACAATCATATAATGACATTAAGGAACGCAGAGATGTTTTATACAATGAAATAGCAGAACAGGCAAAAAATGACATAGAGATAAAATACAAAGACATAGTTGATAAAACAAATGAATTTCAAAATAAATATGAAACACTTCGGGAAGAATATAATAAGTCTGAAAAAACAATTGCCAGTAATGCAAATAAATTATTAAGGATTAAAACTTTATTTAAGAGCATACAATATTCAGCTAAAAGATTTTTTGATTATGAAGCCGTTGCAAAAGATATGCTGGCCGAAACCATACCGGACGAAGTTGATGATTTGCTTTCTACTACTGTTAAATTAAAACTTAATCTTATGGATATTCGCGATCTTAGAAAACGATATATTCAAAATAATAAAGTGATTAAAGAATTACTCGTTAAATACCAGTCACGGTATACGACAAAAACCAATATGTCAATTTACCGTCTTATGGTAATTGCGCTAGAAGCCGAACTACAAAATATTTTATATAATATGAAATATTCAAAATTAGATAAAGCAATTAAAGATTTAAAAACAATGACAGCAAAATATCAGAAAATAGCATCCGATGGAAACCAAAGTATAGCTCCTACAATAGTTAAATTTATCGGAGAGATAGAGTATCTTTATATTGAAGCTGTAAATATTGAATATGAATACTATATTCAAAAAGAACGGATTAAAGAAGAACAAAAAGCCATACGGGAACAGATGAAGCAGGAAGCCGCAGAACGGAAACGCTTAGAAGAGGAAAGGAAAAAAGTTGAAAAAGAAGAAGAAAAATTCAAAAATGAAATTGCGGAAATTGAACGTTTGATTGCGGAAGAAAAAAATGCTGTCGTGTTAAAACAGCTAGAAGAGCGGAAGGCAAAACGGATAGATGAATTAAATACTATTGAAAAAAAGAAAGAAGATATTATCAGACTTGAGCATGGTTTAGCTGGCTCTGTTTACATTATTAGTAATTTAGGGTCATTCGGCGATAATGTTTTTAAAATAGGTATGACAAGACGGCTAGTTCCCGAAGAAAGAATAGACGAATTAGGCAATGCTTCTGTTCCTTTTAGATTTGATATACATACTATTATTTTTTCACAAAATGCGCCGGAACTTGAATTAAAATTACACAGGCAGTTACATAATATGCGCGTAAATAAAATAAATTTAAGAAAAGAATTCTTTAAAATAAGTATTGATGAATTAGAGGAATTGGTTTATTCGATTGAGCCTACAGCAGATTTTAATAAAACAATGCTTGCGGAACAATATTATCAAAGCATGGCTGTTGAGGAAGTGCCGGATTCTGTAGAAATTATTAATGAAAATGATATTGATGAAGATATTGAAGATGATGAAACAGAATAATAAAAATTGAAATCTATTTTTTCTTTGCAGTTTTGTTTTTAGATTTTCCCTGTTGCTTTTTCGGCTTGCCGGGCGGGGGAGCCGCTAAAAGTATGTCTAGAACTGACGGGTCATATAACGCCTGTCTTGATACAGGCTTAATTCCGTGTGTGCATAGCCATTGTTTTATTGCGCTTGTATTTTTGCCTGTTTTATGGGCCATCTCGCTCATTGTTATAAATTCTTTTCCGTTAACCTTCATAATCTTAAATATATACTCTTTTTTATGCCTTGTCAAGCAAAACATTACCTAAAAGTAACATTTTACTATACAGGCATTAAGTAAAAACACAAAATATTTTCAAAAAAAGTGAAAATAATTTAAAAATCTCTTGACTTATTATTACAATTAGGTAATAATTATAAATATAAGGATACAGAGAGTATCCAATCAGAGGAGGCAAGGAAATGAAAGAAAAAACATTTTGGAGAGTGATGATCAACAAATACGGCAAAGCTGAAATTTGTGAAATTCACGAATACTACAAGCCGGAAAACGAAGGATCGCTGGCAAGTGGCGGTATTGTGTTTTTTGAAAACAAAAAAGACGCTTATATAGCGGCAAGTTTGTACAATTAGGAGGCAAGGAAATGAAAGAGAAGGTAATCGCAAAGCTGGTTAAAGGCGGTTGGAATGAAAAAGACGCAGTGGCAATGGTTGAAAAATATCTTGACTTAGCGTTACAGCGCGGTTGTGAGACTGTGAAAGAAATTGCGGACGCAGTGGCATGGTTCGTCTCTGTATAGAGCGGATAAGGATTTGTAATAATTAAGAATTATAAATCCTATAATAATTAATGAGGAGAGAAAGAAAATGAATAATGCAAAATGCTTTGATTGTATAAAAAAAGCGGTTATTTTAAAAAACAGGTTTTGGAAAGAGAATAAATTAACATGGGGTGAGAATTTGGAATTAAGCACTATTCTTCATAAAGTTTGTTCTTGGGCTGAGGTAGATGTTAAGAAAGTTAGTGATGCGGCGTTAAAAGAATTTCAAATGGGCACAAATACAGCGGGAATATAAAGGAGATGATTAAAATGACAGAGCAGGAAAAAGCGTTAGAAAAATTTATGGAAAGCAACGCAACAATTATTTCACAGCTTGAAATACTGAAAGAGTATTTTGAAAATCACACGGGGATAGGCCCGGAAGACGTTACATGGGCTCATGTAGGCAGTGAATTTCATGTCATTGACTTGCTTGATGAAGTGTTTGAATTTTTGGATTTGAATTAAGGAGAAAGAAAATGAACGGACACGCGCCTAGAGGCGGCTGTATCGGCGTAAACGGCGAATTTTATGAGGGCGGTAAATTTTTGCCGTCTAATCCCAACAGGCCGAGGGGAATGTCTACAAACTATGGAACGAAAAAATGCGAGATAGCGCCGTATGTTTGGGATACTTATAAAGGCAAACTAAAGCCCGACAGGAAAATGGACGCTTTTTTAAACGGCCATTCGATATTGAACAAGGCGCAAAAAATATTGCTTTCCGCATAATAAACAAGGGACATTGAATTTTTATCAATGTCCCTTGTCTATAATAATAAG